ACCTACTTGGAAATAGTTATCAATAAGGTCTGTGTCTGCATATCTTATTGGGAACTCATAGTCTTGATCTAAGGACTGTATCTTGTTGTTAAGAACTATATTATCATCAAATAAAGTATCCTTCCCAACTTGAACAGACTGATATACTTTTCCTATGGATGAACCGTCCACCTTCAACATACCGTTGTAAAAGATAGGACCGTATATGTGAGATACGATTGAGGATCCTCCGTAATCAAGATCGTCAAGAACTGAATTAGAGATGTTTCCTTTACCGTACTTTACATAGTCGTTTAGATACAGGTAGTTGAATGGTTTATCATCTTCAGCAGGAACTCTGCTGTAAACATCCATCTTTAACTTGTGGAAATCCTCTTCAATAGAGTAGTCTAAACTATTCCAAAGCTTGTTCTTAAATGACTCAAGCTCATCTTTCCACATACCATTCTTTACTAGGTGAGCATTATGCTTTAAGATTAGCTCTGCCTTTATACGAAGCTCCTCATCCTTTAGCTCAAATATAAGTTTGTAAATGTCTTCTATATTGTCCCTGTACTTGTATACGAGATCATCTATAACCCCAGGAGCAGGTTCAATATCTAAAGCATCCCTGTCCCCTCGTATCTTAAAGGTATACTTGCTTCTGATTCCATTGAAGACATTGTTTGATGTTGTGTCCTCACACTCATTGTAAACATCAGGTACATTCTTATGGTCTGGTACTGTAGTGAACTCCTGAGAGCTAGGTATTAGACCAAGGGGAACAAACTCAACTAAGGAACTTAAGGATCCAAAGGTAGATACACCTTCCGCTGATCCTTTTGTTCTTACATTTAGGAACGAGGGAGGGTTGAACCCGTCTCTTCTGAAGATCTGCCCTTTTGACAGGTTCTTTTGGAAGTCTCTTCTTCTGGAAGCTGATCTAGGTGCTACCTCTCCGTAAGGACCACTAACATTGTATATGCCACTTGTATCTTTCCACGCAGCCTGATCAGAGGTCCTACCAAATAAAACCCTGTCCCTAGTGAATACAGGAAGGTTCTCATGGTTGTTTGTTGTCCTAGCTCCAGCGAAATCATAAGAGGGGTCTATATGAGTTCCTAGTAAACCAAGAGAGGCATCTCTCATGTCTAGAGTAGAAAGCTCAAAGGAAGCCATCGCACCGCTTACATTAGGTAAGTCCGCAAAGGGTGTAGTGATCCTTGGCTGCATCTTGACATAAGGATACAGGACATCACTATTTTCAAGGTTGATGTTGATCCTCTCTATGGCTTTGGCTGGTACGAAATCACGGATTGCTTTTAAAGACTCGAAGAAGTCTTCCGTAGTGTACGCAGTCTGCACAAAGAACTTGTCGTCAAAAGCTCCAGAAGAAACTGTTAGATTAAACTGAGAGGACTTACCGTTCCACAATGGAAGATAGTCGTAGAACTTTTGATCGTAGTCCTCCATGATCCTATCGTAGTTAGGAGCAGTGTTTAGATACTTTGTTAGGAATAGGAACCCGTTGTTGTAAAGGTCTGGTTCCTGATATCCTTCAATAGTATTTTGAAGTATGTAAGACTCGAAGGAGTCTGCTATGGAATCCTCTACTCCAAGACATACTAGCTTACTCTTGAAGAATGAGATCAGATCATAAGTTACATCGCAGTCCTTGTAGAACCTCTCGTCTTCAAAAGGAGGTATATGAAAATCCCTTCCTCTATAGTTGAATACGAAGTCTGGGTGTGTAGTGTCGAACTTGTAACCCTTTACGGAGAATAGATCAGGGAACTTATGTACTGCTTCGAGAAGAGTATGATCTACTACGAACCTAATACTTTCATCTAGATCGTCATAGTTAATCTCTCCACCAGCATACTCGTTTGCTTTTATTTGATTCCAGTCATCAAAGGATTGAAGCTCGTCTGCCTCAGTCTTGAGGAGGTAGTAGATCAGGTTTGGTATATAAGACTCGTAGTATTCAGAGAAGTTATTATCGAAGTCCACTTCCGTAGCAGGAAGTATAGACTTCATAAGATCAATCAAACCTTGCTTAGTTCCTTTCTTCTTAAGTAAGTTTCTAGAGTCTCTAAGTTGCCTTCTCCAAGAATCGACATTACTAGTGTAGAACTTCCAACCAACTTGATCAGCTAGATAAGGAAGATACTTAGGAGGACACTCTTCAATAGAGTTTAAAGTCTTAAGTGATAGGATCTGATTATCCAAATCACCCATTACAAAACCTAAAGCTTTTAAGAACTTCTTGAAAGGACCTTGCTTTACATAAGGAACTAGATCATCGTTCTTACTCTCAAAGTAGTTTATGTAAAACTCCTTTGTAAAAGCATCGTCCTGTTCCTCGTCTGTAATACCATATAGGATTGAGTTCCAAGTCTTTCTCTTTTCTAGGGACTGTGTTCCGCTGAGGAAAGTCTCTGTAGGATCAACCTTAAACTCATCTACCCACTGGTATTGAAACACAACTGGGAACGCGAAGCTTATCCCTGTAAGAACATTAATAGCGTCTTCTAGAGTTACAGGTTCCTTTTTTACATATAGCTTCTCGGTGAAGATATTAGAAGCTAACTCTAGGAACTTAGCATATATTGCATGGATGCCTACTGTATCTCTGTTGTAGTTTAGTAGCTGGAAAAGTCCTAGTGAGTTTATTAAATAGGATGCTACCTCAGAGTAATCAGATCCGAAAGTTCCGTCAAGCTCTGTTACATAATCAGCTAATGATTCAGATGAAGAAGGCCCTTCTCCAAGCTTAAGCTTGGGGAATAAAGTTCCGCTTAAGAAAGTAACAAAATCTGCTGAGGTTGCATAGTCGTTTATGTCATACCCTAAGGGAGACATAATCTCTATATTGAACTCGTTTGGTTCAATGTATGTTAGTTTGTTCTGGGGTATGAAGTGCTTTATCAAACCCTCAGAGTAACCTGTATAAACAGAGGTTAAGGACCTGTCTGTATAGTCAGTATTATTCCAACCACTTAACCCTAATGAACTAAAGGTGGTTTCTTCAGAAAACCTTTTTACCAGAGGAGTTATGACATCAAATCGTATAACATAATCCATGTCGGCATACAGTATCTTAGATGCCAACTCCTCCTGCTCATTAGCTAACTTGAGATCCTCCTCCTTGTAAATATCAGGAAGGATTTTCTCAAGAGCTTCGTGGTAGTTTCTTCTGCTATACTTTCTAGACATAATTCATCGTCAGGGTAAAGTTGTTTAGTTGTAGAATCTCATTGATATCAAGAGTAGCCTTTCCAGTAAAGTTGGTGATTTCAGCAAGACGAACCTCATCTACATTTGAGAATATCTCCTTCTCAATCTCAGAAGGCACGAAGGATTGTCCGAACTCAATATTATCTACATTGAAATAATTTAAGACAACATTAGATATACTAGACTTAATATCACTTTCCTTGTTCTCGAATCTCTTATCAAGAGTTATAAGTATTTCTAGGTCAACTGTTCTTATAAGACCATCTACTAGAACAATATCATCGGTCAACATCTTCTTCTTTTCCATAGCCTGTAGCATATCAGACTTGAAGGAGAGGGATGCTTTTTTTAGCTGAGTAGATGACGCTCTTTGAAGCAAGTAAACATCAATTACATTAGCTGAACTAAAAGCTTTTCTTGTTACTGCTGTTGCCTTCACTTCATTTCCTATGGAATCCTTATAAGTATTTGCAAAGGAGATGTAATCATCCAAAGACACTAAACGATCCTGCTGCTTGTACACCATCTTAGCATACTTCTTAGCGTGATCAATAGATTCTGATTCCACACCTCCTGTGAAAGGTTCCGTATTTATAACTGCTAGTGAAGAACCTTCTAAAGAATCTATTGAAGCGTTGAGGTAGTTTGAAGGTGCGTTACCTCTCTGACCACCGCCAACTCTGTAAGTTATGATGTAGTTTGAGTTAGTGGGAGGAAGAACAGCAGTAATACCATCACCGAATTGTATAGTTGCTACGAAATCATCCGTGTAGGCAACTTGGAAAACCTTCATGTCAGAAGAGGATGTTGATAGAAGGGAGTTTACCTCACTATAAACACCACTAGCATCTGTGTCAGACTGAATGAATACTTGTATACTTCCGTCTACTACGGGAGAGTTTTCTAGAGTAACCTGCTTGAGGACATCAACATCAGAGAACACTCCCGTATCTACAGCAAGTGATCCTTCTATCAATACAGTGTTAGACCATTCGGTTCCTGCATCACTGTCGCTCTCATATAGGATTATCGAGTTGTTCTCATTTGGATCATCTATAAATCCATTGGTTGCAGTGTAGAGTGTGTAATTTACTGGCTGACCGTCAAGAGCCGAATCTACCTGAAACACTCTGCTAGGTGCTTCTATAGTTAAGGAACCCCCTGGAGATAGGGCAGTATCTGAAGTTACCGTACATTTCGCTGCCGCTGATCCAGGACCTTTCAATCGTACACCAATTATGTCGAAAATCTTTCTAAGGTTTGCAGGGGACTTTACCGTCTTTAAGAACATCTCATGAGCTATCATGTCAGTCTTCATGGACATGACTGAACCCATGTAAGCAATCATCTCTACAAACATCATACCTAAGTCTGACTCAGCAAATAGGTCATAGTCCAGAGGGTAGACAGCTTTGATATAGTTTATTAAGTTATTTCTAAGGGTCAGGAAGTCGGTGCCTGCGTAATCAATTAAAGAGGTCTTCTCGTCCTCTTTAAAGATGACAGACTTCATAAAGTCTGAACCCGCGTTAGTGTAAGGGATGTTGCTCATGTTGTGAACTCCAGAGGTATTACCTCATTTGTATCTTTTTCTTTAACTGCTAGATAAACATATATCGTAGGTATTCCAGAGTTTAGAGAATCATCAACCTTGACATTGATAGAGGTTACTTGGCAGTTGGGAATGTACAACCTTATTTGATTTGTAATCTCTCTCTGTAGGTTCTGTAATAAAGAATCATCTAGCTGCTCAAAAACATAGGATCTTAGGTCAACACCGAAGTTGGGGAGGAATATGCGTTCTCCTGGGCTTGTAAAGATAACCTGCTTTATTTGCCCCATCAAAAGATCTCTTCTAGAGGATTTCTTAAATAAAACCCCTCCCTTACCAAAAGGAAATCTAGTCCCGTAAATACTTCTATCTACAGGAGAGGTAATGGATTTAACTGTCTGCTTTGTGGGTGTTATGCCGTATAAAACCATTATTCCTCCTATGTTTGAATGTTCTTGAAGAAGCCTTGATGTGCTTCGTAATTCTTTACAACCTCATTAGTAGATAGGGGTTTAGAGTAAATCTTTAAACTTCCTAAGTGACCTCCTAAACCACTATACAATCCGTTGGATGGTCCTGAGAATCCTCCTCGTATAGAAGATGCGTCTAGAACATAGCCTCCAACACTTCCAGTATAACCTCTCACATTTAGGTCGTAATCAGCAGGATTTTTAGTAGGATGATTGCCAGTAATCTGTAAAGGTATTCCGTCAGTCCATCCCCCACCTATAATCCAAGGAGTAAAGAATGGGTCATTCCTAGGACCTTGGATGAAGTCCTTAGACTCAGACTCAGGTATGGACCCAGGGTAGTCGAAGCTCGCTACATCACCTAGCTTCTTAAAGCTAGGGATCTGAAGAGGTTTTCCTGGATCAGTTCCAAAGATAGATGATATGGAACTTTGAATCAACCTCTCACCATCTAGGTAAACGGTCAGAGTGTCCTTAGAGAAGTCGAACGAGATGTTAGTATGAACGAAGGTGTTAATAGTGTCGTTAAAGGAAGTCCCTCCTGTAGTAGTTGTAGTTACAGGAACAGCCAGTCCTCTATACATGGATCTATCCGCCTCACAGTCATCTAGTCTTATAAACGAGCAGCCATCCTTTGAGAATGATTGCATGGGTGCTATCACAAAATAAGTGTTTCCAGGTGTGTCCCTTGCTGCAAGATAAGTTCCGTAGTTATCAATAGGGTTCACGGTACTGGGAGGGTCTGGGTAATCAATCTCGGTATCGCCATCTACATCTACCGCTCCAACAGTAAAAATAGGAGCCCGTGTAAACCCTATAAACATACCGCGAGTATGGTCAGTTGTGAAGTCGTTGATCACAGATCCTGAATCTCCAACCTCTACACCACCCGTATTCTCGTTAGCAATAATTGCCTTGAAGAAGTTGAAGTCCGTCCAAGAAGCGTTGTCTTGGTATAGATTCAAGGAACTTACTTCTGCCGAAGCATCTAACCCGCTATCAAAAACCTTAATCTCGAAGTTGTTATTACTTGAAGTAAAGTTAGGCATGTGAATCCAGAAGTCGAAGGAACAACCGCTAGGATCGTACATTAGATTTTGTAGCTCTGCTGTAGCAGGAAGTCTTCCATAAGTTCCAACTTCCTTCCTTCTAATAAAAGTGTTGTCATCCTTATCAAACTTTACTATACCACTAAATCTAGGTATTGCTAAACCCTTAGGGAATGCTTCTGCCCTCGTCTTAGCTACAAGCTGCATGTCTTGCCTAGAATCACCCGTACAGTTTGCTACATTGTAAAACTCTGAACCGTTGGATTCTATTTCAGTATCCAGGAAGTTATAGACGGATATTAACTTATCAGTTACGATAGGATCGTTTAATGTCAACACGGGAGCGATTGAAGATTGTGCTTCTTCATAACCTCCTATATCTGCAAGAGATCCAGTAATGTTTTCGTTAACATCTAGGTAAGCCAGCGAAGCACTGTTGCTTGCATTCTCCTTGCCAACAAATACAGGTTTGAATGGAAGCACAACTCCACTCACCTCACCGTGGTCTAATACAAGTCTCTTCTGCTTCTCTAAAGCGATGTCTAAATGTATCTTGCTGAGATAGCTGAAGTCGTTTACCGGAACCTTTCCTGGAGCATACATTGTATCAATCCCAAATAGGTCAGGTGCCTTAACCGCAAGTTCAATCTGCTTTTTTCTTCTTCGTATCTTATTATCAAACAACTCTATCTCAGAATATATCTGCTGTTGTATGTTGATATAAACGGCAGAACTCGTTCCATAAATAGCTTGGATCTCTTTTCTTTGAGAATCTAGTTGGCTGATGACTAGGTTCTTGTTTCCTTGCAGAACTTCTAGCAAGTGATCTTTGCTGTAATAATTCTTAAGAAGCTCAGACTCATCAATCTTCTCAATGTCTAAGATCGTATCAACATACCTATTAAGATCTCTAACAGTAAGCTGAGTACCTCGACCACCTAAGTTAGGTGCGTGATCCATCTTCCACTTAGAAGAATTGGGAATGAAGGGTAAGTCTTCTATAGTGGGAACATTACCGGAGGCTGCGTAGGTTCTGTTTTGAGAGTCGTAGTACAGACCGTCCACAGATAATATAA